CTTGTGGCGACCCGATATCCCGTCCGAACTGATACAAAAAGACGCTAAACTATATGATCTCGGAGTTGCACTATCCTCTGAATGAATGTTGAAATCAAATTGTGTAGTGAATTAAGAGGTTACGCACAGTCCTAGGTTCTAATTACCCCTTTAAAAGGACCTGTGGTCAGGCTGGTTCACTTATCCAGAAAAATAGCTCTGGCTCGAAATAGAACGATCAAACTCTCGAGCGAAAAATAAAATAGATCAAGAACATTACAGATTTAATACAAATAATAAGCCGTTATACAGCATTACAACGACGATACCAGCACATCTTTAAGTTGGTAGGAGGCACTCTCTCGTTTGCGTGGTTGGCGAGAAAGCGTTTGGTTATGGCGTCAGGTCAGATAGAGGCTGACCTGGCCAGAGTTACAACTGCAAAAATAGGTGCTTTTCAAGTACCAGGCTATGATGTCCCATCCTTGCTAGCTAGGCTAGAGGGGTACAGACGTTGGTTTACATGGGGCATCCTTACACAACGGGATGCTAATATGGCTGCACGCATCAACGCAGCCATAGATGATCTACAAACTGATGTCTCAGATGGGGCATTGAGGAAACAACCATTCTGTGTTATGCTCTACGGGTTTCCCGGTACAGGGAAATCATCATTCGCGATCCAGATAGCAAGAGCTCTGATGGTTGATCTGTACGGAGGATTCACATCTTCCGATATGGTGACACTTAATGAGACCGATGAGTACCAATCTGAGTATCGCTCTTCTCATAAGGTGGTTTTGTTTGACGACATAGGAGCGAGTAAATATGGTCTTAGTGACACGAAGAATCCGTGGAGGAAAGTTATTGATTTCGTGAATAACATAAAGAAGACAGCACTCAATCCGAACGTCGAGATGAAGGGTAAGGTTTATATACAGCCTGACCTAGTGATTCTTACGTCGAACTTGGACTTCGCTCGTGGTGGGGATATTGCCCTTTTCATTCCCGCCATGGAGGCCATCTTTAGGCGATTCAACCAAATCGTCGAGGTGGTGAGCCACACAGAAGTACAACCCTTAGAACCGTCGGGAAGGCCCGAGGTTCAAAAAGGTAGTGTCCTGACAAGGAGAGTCGACTACCAGCATCGAAAGCAGAACGGCTCAGTGGTCCGTGTGAGCAGAGAAGATTATGTAGCACAGTTGCTCATAGCTTTTCGCGAACACAATAGGGACCAGGAGAAGTTTCTGAAGGAATTTAATGGATATTTCGATGATTATCGTCATGACCACTTGGAGATCCCGGTTGACACACCTGGACCCAAGACTCTCCTGACGGACACGAAACAACAGCATGGATGCCCAGACAACGAGGCTTATACACCTCAGTCTGGGAAGCTCCCTACAGATTCCGAAAGACAAAGGCAATATGAACACCAAGTCAAGTACTATTTGCGCCATGTCGATTGGGAGAGGTTCTTTGTTGAACATGGTTGGCTAAAGACAACTCCTATTCACTTATCACGTGACGGGATAATTTTCTTCTATGACACTGCGGATGCAACTTGTTTGCGACTTAATCCGAAAGCCTTTGAGGAAGCCTATTACACCATGAAGGGAATGTTTGACGATGATACCCTCATCAAAGCCGAAAGTGCCACCACTCACAACGGTAGCACAGAAAGCCTTGTGGTTACGTCAACTTTACCTGACCTCTTAAAATCTGCTTGTCGAATGATGAAAGACAAGTGGGAGATGATCCCTTTTCTGGACTTAGACGAGGCCATGCCCTCGCCGTTTCCGATTTATGTGAAGAGATCCAAGAATGGAATTTTGCCGAAACAGCGCTCGTACTACGATGTGTATACCGCCTACATATCAATGCGCTTCGGTACCACTCTCTCCGAACTAATGCAAAACCCAGACTATATATCCAATGTACCAAAGTCTTATATCAATACTATACCCAAGATAAATAAGACAATGAATAGGATCGGTCTGTTGTTGAGCACGATTAGGGATCAATACCCCGAGCCATTTGACTGGGAACCACCGGTTCCCTCTGTTTCAGATGATTCGGTCAATGAGGACACTCTATCGGAGGTGAGTGACGTGTCTGATGATGAGTCGACCCAGGAAGACCCTACCAAAAGCACGTCCTCATCGATGTGGAGGACTGAGGAAGATCAAATTCGTTTCGTTTTAGAATTAGTGAAGCTACCACCGAAATGCAAACACCATTCTAACGTACAATTCTCACATTATGGAGAGATCGACCTTTTGATGGAAGGACCTAATAGCCTTCTTGTCATAGAACTGAAATCTAGTCTTGCGTCCCTCACTAAAGCAAGAAAACAAGCACTCAGATACTCTCGAACCATGCGGGCCTTGCGCCCCGACAAGAGGATCATAGGATTGACACATACCCCTCTGGGGTTTACGGTTGTGTCTGACCTGAATGCTAGTTTACCACTAGACTTTGAAGGGTTCCTGAAGCAAATAGGGTACCTGGATCCTACCACCGTAGTAGAAAATTAATGACCTAAGCATTAGGGTCTGTTTAAAAATAAATAGTGTAAGATACGTTCGCCTTAGGAGCCTATTCGTTCCCAAAGAATTCATGTGTACCGCGCCCCACATGATAGAAGTATCGCAGCGTCCGCTTGCAAAGCAGAATCACGACATTCGTAAGTAGTTTGTCAGTTCATGATAATGAGTATTCTGCCTTGCGCGGATGCTTTAAATCTTGAGCTGAGTTTTTAGCTTAACGATAGTCGCCTGTTTTTACAAGTGGA